CCTCCAGTACTTTTAGAAATCGGATTTTCGGGTGGGAGTTGTTGCTTCTGCCCACCCAGGCAAGGTAATATTCGCCGTCAGAAATGCCAGTACATTCTGTGATGGTGGTGATAAAGGTGTCCGACTGCAGCCATTGGAAATCCAGAGAAACCGCACGATTTGCATCGATCTCTGTATTCACATACACGCCAATGGGAATGTCAATTTTCTGCGGCTTTTGCACCAGATACAGGCTTCCGGCTTCACTCGAACCCGATTGATAGGACATCACGATTTCCGCATTTTTCGTCAGGGACAGAGGCTTTGCACAAACGGTCAAGACCGACTTATCCCAGTTAAAACACGTTTGTGAGTAGGACAGCACAAAATCATTTGCTGCACTGCAAAACTGCGGATAGGCGGTCAGAAAATCTGTCATTGTCTGATAGCTGCCGTCCAGAATCATGCTGAGATTCGATGCATAGGTCGAAACGGCATCCTGTCCGGACTGAAACAGGACGGTGTAATTTCTGCCGCTTGTCAGGTTGTCGATTTGCTTTTGCAGGCTCTCCAAAGTGCGTTCTGTCTTTTCCGAATAGACTGTAACCTTTGTACTAAGCCCATTGATTTGTGTGCCAAAACCATCCCATTGTGCGATTTTAGTGGCAGTGATCTGATCCAATACGGCTTGATTTTCGTGGGTATGTGCCTTTTCCAAAAGCGGCTGAACCGCATCCTGAATCAGTGCTTTTACAGCATCGGTATCCGGATAATTTGTCAAATCCGGAGAAACACCATCCTTTCCGTTACGCCCATCTTTACCGTCTTTCCCATTTGTGCCATCCTTACCGGGCAAACCGTCTGCACCATCTTTTCCGGGTAATCCATCCCTGCCTTTCAAACTCTCCAGCCATTCTGCAACTGTCCCCACAAAACCGTTTTCTATGGCAATTTCATAAGCAGAACGACCGTCTTTTCCGTTTGTTCCGGTTTGCATCTCCGAAAGCTTTTTCAAAAGCTGCGTATACAAATCTGGAGTCGGCGGAATGGGTGTTGCACCGTCCTCTACAAAACCAGACGGTCGAATGTGAAGGGTAACAGGTACCGTTGTTGCACGCAGTGTAGTATCGCTTTCCGCATCGTAGCCAAACAAACTCATCTTCACCGCACCAGGATGCAGTTCGGCAGGCAGCAAGCAGGTTGTTCCGTCTATGCCAAGCACCACGTTGTATGTTTCTTCGCACTGTGTGAACTGTACCACCTTGTGCAGCGTTTTCCAAGCCCCATCGAACACGAACTTTACCAAAACAAACGCGATCTGGTCAGAAGCAATGACCTCTCGTTCCAGTACTTCAATCTTTTGATTCTTTACTAAAAATTTCATCATCCGTTTTTCACCTCATTCCACACATTATTTTCAGAATCATATTCCAAATAGCCGTCTACACACTGGATCTTTTTCAGATAATTGTTGTAGGAATGTTCTCCGGAGGACATCCAGTTGGTTGGTTTGGTGATGGCGTTCCACTGAGCGATCGTTCCTTCATATGTGATGGCTGTTAGACTTTCACAGTATGTCAGCATATTTTCCCCAAATGTCTTGCAATTCGCAGAAATGGTAAGGCTGGACAATGCTGTACATCTTGTAAACGTAAAAGCACCAATGGAATCACACGCAACACGAGCAGTCTTCAGCTTTGCACAGCCGCTAAAAGCATACTTTCCCCACGTTTTCACGCTGGCAGGCACAGTGACTTCTGCAATGGCGGTGTGATAAAAGGCATATGACTGAATCGCAGTAACAGCTTGCGGAATCGTAACGGAAGTCAGACCGGCGGTATAGCCGATTGCAGCATCTTCCTGTGCAAAAGCGGCATTCCCAATGCTGGTCAGTGTAGCCGGAAGAGATACCGTTTTCGCATTGGAACAATGATAGAACAGACGATCGCCCAAACCAGTAATACCATTACTGAGCACGATTTCCTTGATCTGGTCGTTTTGATCAAACACAGAATCATGAGAAGTATAGTCGTATGTTGCACCCGTTCCACGCAGCAGCAGTTTGCCGTTGTCGTAGAGAACATAGTAGATGTTTTCACCGCACTGTCCGGTCGCTAGGATTTCGCCTGCCGTCAAGTCATCTACCTTGGTCTGCAGTTCCGAAATCTGACTATTCATCGCATCCAGTCGCTTTTGCAGTTCGTCCAGTGTGGCATTCGTCTTTGCCATTTCGGCAAGCATCTCCGTCACTCTGCACTTGCCAAGAATACACTTGCAGTAACCGCATTTGCTCTCGTCTGCACGGCAGTCTGTCAGGTCAGAATCCAGAATAGCTGTCATTCCAGCACGCAGTCTTACAACTGCTAAAGTCAGATAAGTCGTCACATTGTTGTTGGTAAAGGTGGGAATGGTTGGACTTGTGGCTGCTGTACCTGCCAGAACACGAATCCCACAGGTACGAGTGGAACGATCACAGTAGATTCCGATTGCTACATAACGATTCAACGATTCATCTACATAGGAAGAAAGGTCGATGGTATGCAGGGTATCACTGATAAAGTAGTGTCCATCGATCCACGCCTTGCCCGTGCCAAATGTAATGGCTAAATTTTTGATTGTTGGTGCAAAACACTGCCGGTAAGTATCCAGAATCCCATTGCAAATCAGGCTGGACAGATATGCAGTGAAATCTTCTGCGGTATACACCTGGTCAAGGTTCTGTGCGTTAAAAAATCCATAGGAAAAAGACATATGAATATCACTCCGTTTCTTTGAAAGTCGGTGTCAGACTTCTGCCGTTCTGGTCGAAACTCTCCACCATGCCGATCAGCTGGATTCTGGGTTGAATCAAACCAAAGCGTTTCTGTTCGACTGTCACATAGTCGCCCACAAAATAATCCTTGTTGTACTGATACTGGGTGGAAAAAGCAGCGATAGCAGATTCCGATGCCGTTTTTGGCTGCACCAGATGCTCCGCACCGCTGCTTTTTAAGATTTCCAGATATTCCGCATCGGTCACGTCCTCTTCCTGTGCGGTGTTTCGTTCGTCTACATACACCTCATAGCGGTCAAGATAGGTCGGCTCTGTACCAGAACAGAAGGTCGTGCGTTTTCTGGCATTTCCTTCGCCGCAGCCCAGCACATAGGCGAAGTTTTTCTGCACCGCATCGTCCGCCGCATAGGAGAACGACAGCAGATTGTTGTACGCATCGGAGAATACAATGTGGGGATTGTCGTCCTGCAAAAGACTGCGGTCTATTCCGGAAAACAGGTCGCATTTCAGTGCATTTCCATCCAGCCGCACATTTGCCGAACCACCGATAGTTTCGCATAGACCGTACAGCCATTCCAGAATATTGTCATAGCTGACCTGCATGCGTGCGGTTTTCTGCCAGCAGTCACTGGAAACCGTCCCCATGGAAAAACCGGGCAGATTGCGGATTCCGGCAGAAATCACATTGCGGGACAGCACCTTGCGGACGATGTCCTCATAGCTGCCGTTTGCGGTGATGGTGGGATAGATGATCCTTCGTTCCAGCAGGCAGGCAAGAAACCGTCCGGTGACTGTCAGGTAATCGCCCTTTTCGGCATCCGTCTCCAATTGCAGAGATTCAATGATGCCGAAGTGCTGTGCATCATCGCTCCTTGCCACAATTCTGCCACGCTGAAAGATGGATACATTCTGCGGACTGGCAGCGATATACACCTCAAAACAGCCGCATTGGTAAAATTCAATGTCCCATAAGAGTGAAGAATAACTGTCGCAGATGGCTTCCAGTGACACAGAAATCTGATCTTTCAAAGCCATCAAGCTGTAAATTTCCAACTGCATTTCTCAAACCCCCAGATAAGAATTGCGGTGCATCAAAGTCACACGCAGCTTTTTCACACCACGAACTGCCTCGACCCGAAAGATATTCGTGCCTTCTTTCAAGGTCAGCCAAGTCGAGCCGGAAACCAGCCGGTTCAGGATATTGCTGTCTACGCCATTGCGTGTCAGCGTGACGGTCTTGTTTCCGGTTTTCGTGGTAACCGTAATGACATCACCGGTCAGAATATCGCCCTTGATTTGCAGATACTCGCCGTTTTCGTTGTAGATGGTCGGAGTCACTGCCACCACTTCCTGCGGAATGTCGCTGGGCAGTGCCTCAATTTTCAGCGTGAAACCGGTTTCATCGCCATCATTGGTGATAGAGAACAGATTGCTGTTGGAGTACACGCCCAAAGGAAACGGAGCATCGCTCTCCGGAAAGGGAAAGTGAAATGCTCCAGTGATGCCGCTGTAATAGGCATAGAAAATATCCCGGCTGTACCAGTAAATATCCGGACAGAGAATGGAGATCTGCCCGCTGATCTGCTGCTCGAAATTTGACACCTCGCAGGTTTCCACATACCCCTCGGCATAGACATCCATGTTCGCCGTCTTGTACCAGATCTTGATGTATCGGGACGGCTTGACCACATGATACAGCTGATGCCGCCGTTTCTCGATCCCAATGCTACGCATGGCAAAGGAAATGACTACGTTTCGTTTTTCAATGAAAGCGTTGTTGAGGTAGCTGCCGTTCATGCCTGCGTAAGAAGAAGTGGAAATCGTTCCGGCAGGCGGATTCAGACCTTCGATTTTGGAGGTCATGTATTGGTTGGCGGTGGTGGACAGGTTCAGCTGTTCGCCAGATTCGTTTTCGAGGATAAGAGTGAAATACAC